ATAGAACCTTTAGAGTCCACAGGATTAGTTTTTGCACATGAAGGGGTTGATAAATTAGTCATAGCTCTTCAGTCGAGAGACCGGCACATAACCCAATTGGATAGAGATTGTGTAAACAGAGAAATGCAAATCCATATAGACAGTATAAAACATTTTATAGGGTATCATTTTTTTGGTTCGGTAAGAGACGATACAGAATATTGGCGATGGTATACTCAAGAACTAGAAATGGGGGAACATTGGAATGATACCTTTGCAGCTCCTCTAGGATTAGGTTCTGTTGGAAAACATAGAAAAGATCAAACTATGGAACTAAGTCGATCCAGATTTCATAGTTTTACCTCCAATGGTTTTTCAGATGGCACGGCCTGTATAACAGCAGGACATCATATAAATTTTTATACTGATTATATTCGTGATAAAATTGCTCAACAAACACCCCTCTGGACCGGTTCATCTAGAGACTATTTTAAAGGTTACATGAAAAAAGTATTTGATTATTGGGACCAAAGGAAGAAGAGAATTAATGAATTGGCAGATAAAAGTCCAACCCTGTATGAATATTTAAAAGAGAATATATACACTTAAAGTCCAGTTGATCCCACTAAAAATATAGTATATTTGTATTTTAAAGAGATTTTTCTATGCTCCAAAAACTGAGTTTTATACCCGGCTTTAATAAACAAGTCACTGCTACCGGTGCTGAGGCACAATGGACAGGTGGTGATAACGTACGTTTTAGATACGGCACCCCTGAAAAATTAGGGGGTTGGGATCAGCTAGGGGAAGACAAACTGACCGGAGCTGCTCGAGCCCTTCATCATTTTGATGATAATGCTGGGATTAAGTATGCAGCGATAGGAACCAATAGAATTTTATACGTTTATTCCGCTGGACAATATTACGATATTCACCCCATCAAGAACACGATTACCGGTTGTGATTTTTCAACCACTGATACTGAGACTGCTGTTACCATAACTTTTCCTTCTGTGCACGGTATGTCAGAAGATGATATTGTTTTATTAGATACGGTTACCGCGCCTCCGGGTTCAGGCTTCACCGATGCAGATTTTGAAGATAAAAAATTCATGGCTACGTCCATTCCTACAGCAACAAGTATTATCGTTACGATGGGTTCTGCTGCAACAGGAACCACAACGAATGCAGGAAGTGCACGAGCTCAAACTTATTATAGCGTCGGACCTGCACAAGAACTTGGTGGCTTTGGTTTTGGTACGGGTCAATGGTCAGGAACGGCTTCTGGCCCAGCGACGACAACTTTGGTAACAACTATTGCAGCCGATGCTGCGGTTACAACAGTGGTCTTAACCAGTTCTACTGCTTTTCCAGCTTCTGGAGAAATTAGAATAGGGACCGAAGATATTTCTTATACAGATAATGACACAAGCACAGGAACCTTAAGTGGAGGAGCAAGAAACGTTAATGGAACAACCTTAGCCCTCCATACAGCTGGCGCAACTATTACTAATATTTCAGACTATGTTGCCTGGGGAGAATCTTCTTCACAGGACGTTACCATTGAACCTGGTTTATGGGTACTTGATAATTATGGAACTAAACTGATTGCTCTTATCTATAATAGTGCCTGTTTTGAATGGGATTCCGCAGCCGCTAACGCTACTGAAACCCGAGCCACTATTATTAGTGGGGCACCTACCGCTTCGAGACATGTGTTAGTATCATCCGTTGATCGTCACTTAGTTTTCTTTGGAACTGAAACAACGATTGGTGATACCAGTACCCAGGATGATATGTTTATCAGGTGGTCGGATCAGGAGGATCTGAATACTTACACACCCACAGCAACCAATACCGCAGGTACACAAAGACTCGCGGATGGTTCTAAGATCATGGGAAGTATCCGTGGTCGAGATGCCATTTATATTTGGACCGACTCTGCTATCTTCTTAATGCGTTTTGTCGGCCAACCGTTTACCTTTTCTTTCGAACAGGTCGGAACGAACTGCGGACTACTCGGAAAGAATGCCTGTATGGAAGTGGATGGTACTGCTTTCTGGATGTCAGAAAATGGATTCTTTCAATACTCAGGCCAACTTCAATCGCTGCCATGCTTGGTAGAAGACTATGTCTACGATGATATTAATACGACTTCACGAAATTTAATTAATGCAGGACTCAATAATCTATTTGGAGAAGTCAGCTGGTATTACTGTACCAATGGATCCAATGTTGTTGATCGTGTGGTTACTTATAATTATTTAGAATCTATCCTCGTCAAAAAACCCATATGGTATACTGGAAGCTTACCCCGAACGGCATGGGCCGATTCTTCCGTATTTGATAAACCTCATGCCTGTTATTATACTACAGGCGATGATGTTTCTTTTGATGTCGTAGGCAACACGAATGGTATTACCATCTACTATGAACAGGAAACAGGGACCGATCAAATCGATGCCGGAGGAGCGGTGACTGCTATCACCTCTAATATTATTTCAGGAGATTTTGATATTACCCAGAAGAGATCGGCACAAGGACAGTTTTTAGGATCTCCTGACTTACGAGGCGATGGAGAATACATCATGAAGATTAGAAGATTTCTACCGGACTTCATTACCCAGACCGGAGATACTAGGATTACTTTGATGCTTCGCAATTATCCGAATGATACCGCGGCAAGCTCTTCATTAGGACCCTTTACAATCACAACTTCCACTGATAAAGTTGACACACGCGCAAGGGCGAGAGCCATTGCGTTCAAGGTAGAAAACACTTCCACGTCTCAAGACTGGAAGCTGGGAACATTTAGACTGGATATTCAACCAGACGGGAGAAGATAATGGCATTGCCTTTTTATAATGAAGCAGATCAAGCGATCTACGAAGGAGGACAACATTTTATTCCCCAAGAACGATTTCGATTAAACTATACCCCTCCCGAAATCATGGGTCAAAATACCAATGCAGGAATCACTGCAGCAGGAGTGGCTAACCCTTATAAATGGCCTTGGCCTATTCCAACCGGAGATGGAGGAGCTGGTGATGTCAGCGGAACTCAAGTTACATATAAGAGACCACTAGGTCTTTCACCAGGAGCATTGAGTGGGGGACTAGATGAAGCAAAGCTACCAGGTTTTGGAAATTGGGCTAAAAGAACTTTAGGTGATGTCCAAGATGCATATTCTAAACTTCCTACACCAAGTAATCTTCTAATGAAGGGAATTAGGAGATGGAGAGAAAACAGAGCAACTGCAGCAGCAGCTGAAAAAGCAGCAGCTGAAAAAGCAGCGGCAGAGGCTGCTGCAACAGCACATGTAGCCCGAGCAACAAGCACTCCAGGATATGGGTCTGCTCCAGGGGGACAAGGATTTGATGCTGGGACAGGACGTACAACAACAAGTGGTTATAGTGGTAGAACCGGTCAAAAAGAAATGATGGCTCAAGGCGGAAGGATTGGGTATAGTAATGGTGGATCATATAAAGATTGGTTATCTTCAAAAGGATATGATGACATGATGAAAGGAATGTCTGACGATGAAATTATAAAACTTTATGACAGTGTAAAAGGAACGTGGAGTAAAGCTCAAGGCGGCCGAATCGGTTATGCCACCAGAGGTTTTGTAGAAGATGTGAATGTTGAAGGTCCAGGTTTTGATGAAAATATTGAAATGGCTTCTGCGGAAGGCATACCTTTTATGTGGGAAGAATTTTTAGCCGCTAAAGAATTAGATCCGGAATTAACCTATGAAAATTTCTTAGATGCTATTGATAAAAGCCCCAGTGACTTTTTTGGTGCACAAGGTGGTATCGTAGGTCTACTTTAATGGCAAAGATTACTCAGGCCCTAACCAGAGCTAGCAAAGAATACGATCAAAAAACTCTTCAATCCTTAATTCGTGATCTCGACGGCGTCATCAATAAACTTAATACGACTTTTCAAGAAGAATTAAAACAGGAGACAGAAGCACAAGCTTTCTTTGTGGATTAATGGCAGTTATTAATGAATATAAAATGTACGGAGTAACCAGCACAGCTGCTGAAGGACCTATTAATTTATTTGGTACGACTCTAGTAAACGGAGTGGCTACTCAAAACCCATTAGTTAATGAAACCTATATTGTAAAGTCGTTGCATGTAACTAATAAATCAGGAGCCAATGCTCCTACGATTACCATTACCAATAATGGTTTCCAGGTGATTAATACCCAAACTTTAAGTACCGCAGCCAGCGTAGAAATTCTAACGAATCCTATGGTCGTGGAAGGAAATACTCTATTAACCTATACGACAGCAGGCACGGTGAGCGATGGGGTGGATATCACCATCAGTTATTTAAATATTCATAAGGAGGTTACGGTATAATGGAACTAAAAGCAGCTAAAGTCACGACAACGATTAGTAATTTAAAAACAGGGGAAAAATATAAGACCGAAGAAGAGTGGAAAGCTAAGGGAATTGACGAAAAAGACATCCGAAGAGACGTCCATGTTCTTATGCCGAAGCTTGATTTGTTTGGTAAAACAAAGTAGGTTCAAAATTTAGGCAACATTATGACAAAATCACAGAGACAACAGTATGGATTAGGGAGTTTTGTGAAGAAATTCACAAGGCCGATTAAGAAAGTACTCAAAAGTCCATTAGGAAAAGCGGCTGCATTAGGTTTAGGAGCTTATTTTATGCCAGGCATTGGTGCCAAAGCATCAGGTGGATGGGGACCATTCCTTAGTAGAATAGGAGGTGCCTTTGATAAAGGTAAGTTC